GCCCGCATTCAACTGTGGCTTGCGAAGCTCGACATCATATGTAACCCACAATTCACCTAAATTGGCAGCACTGGCTGGGTAACCAACGGTAGCAATGTTGAGAGTACCTAAATCGTACATCTTTTCATCTTCTCCGAATGGTACAGCACCAGTTCGCACATATTGAATTTGGAATGGATTTTCTTTGGGGTCACACTCTATAGGGTGAGCAAAATCTTCACTGGGTTTTCCATCTGTGCTGAAATACTCATTCAGCATCTGGGTCTTGTTGGAAAACGCAGCCGAAGTGGAGCGATATTGTGTCGCCATCACTACACTACCTAAGGCAGTGTTTGTGCTAGCAACTGACTCTCCACTTGTGCTGATGAAGTGAAAGATCAAACCCTTAAAAGTGTATTCTTGATATTGTGAAGCAATTGTTGCAAGCCAGGGAAAGAGGTTGGCTTGACCCGGATTGATAGCAAACTGCTGTATAGCGAATGCTCCACTCGTACCACAGATAACATCCTGAACGAATTCGCGATGTTGGATACGAGTGACTTGACCCGAGTTATGCATGAAAGGCACACCTTTAGCAGCTTTTTCCACCAAGTTGTTGGATCTGAGGGTGTAATCCCCAAATCCAAGCCACTTGCTGAGTCCAGCACCGGCGTTGTACCCTCCGCTAACATTTCCCACAACCCCACCGGCTGCGGCACCTGCTCCGCGTAGAGCGAGTGCACCAAGCTTGGCGAGGAGGCTTCTCTCATCCTTGACAACCTTTTGAGCCTGAACTGTTGCCTTGGCTTTTGATCGTTTAACGATCTTTTTACTAGATTTCTTAACCATGTCGTTTTGTATTGGATCCGGCAAACGACAAACCGGACTGTTCATCACTAGGAACTAAACGCGGCGCCGTGCAGTCTCTCGGCATTTTGTTTAGCACGTAAATCTTTACACCATCTTGTGGCAACGTTTTGGGCCTTAACCTAGTGACCCAATGGGCTTAACGGACCCTTCATGAGATTGCACCGTCGTTTTCCATACGATCACCTGCCCCATCCATATGGGTGCGAGGTGGTCAGCCACTCGAAAGTGGCCCGGGACTCAACCCTGCTGAGTGCTTCTATCACCCGCTTCTCCATAGAAATCTGCTCTGAGGGGCTAATACCATAGCGTTCCTCGAACAAAAACCTAGATTGCGGTGACCTCAAAACACAAAGCCCCTGATGATGGACAACCTTCCAGCTCCCAACGCTGGTAAGTGGGTATTGGTTTTCCCAGTTTATGCACTTTTAAGTTCCAGTTTACAATGTACTCACAAACAGGACTAATGATTGGTTGTCCAGGATTGGTCGATGCCTCTCCGATAGCTATACCTTTCATGAGATTCCTCCAATTCAACTTAGAGTACTCCTCATTAATCAATATTGTATCTAAAACGCGTTGCCAATTCCGGATCCACCTCCAACCATCAATACACTGTGTCAAATAACACTGACACCAAAACACCTTCTCCATATCACGGAACACGCCCTCCACACGGCAATTCAGTCCGAATGCATCAAATTTACTGATACTTGCTAGAGCGTAGTCCAGGTCTTCCGCTTCCATTATGACGTTTGTGTCATCACCATTAACG